TTAGTTGTCTATTAGTCGGAACTCGGTAATCCACAACTGGGCCATGTCCTAGCAAACTATGCTATTGTGTCGATTACGACAATCTTTCGGGCCTTTTAGAAAGGTAATCCGTCTGAACCGATTAAACTGGCTCAGGTTTCTGCAACATCTTTATTGCTTGAATTTTATTCGCTATCTTCATTCTTTGTGCCTGAGTACCATTCATATAGAGAGGGTCAGCCATCAAAGTATCAACTTGGTCTTGATAATCGCTTGGGGTAGGGATAGCCGTAAAACTAGGAGGCTTACCCTCGCCTAACATAGCACCAAAATGAACCATCATCTTTATAGCCATCTCGTTTTGTCTTAGTGGGGCAAGTGCTTCTTTCATTGCCTCATCTCCACCAGTAAAATCTTCAATAGCCATATCGCCATAGTGCATCTTCTGTGCATACGCCGCACCGTACTCTGTGGTAAGGTTGCCTACGATAGCCGCTGTTGCTGCCTCTGCTGCCTGTTGCATACCTTGTCTTCCAGCGAGTACGTCTTGAGCCAATTCCTGAACAATATTATTAGCAGACTGCTGGCTTACGCCACCTTTAAACAGCCTATCTTTCCATTTAGTTATCTCTGCTTCTGGGAAAATCTCAGCGGCTATTGCTTCTGGGAATCCATCAGGCATCTTCAAGTCGTAGTCCGCTGCTGTTTCTGGTCTACCACCTGCCTTATGATACTCATCCCATTCACCTTGAGTATACGTTTCGCCGGGCATCTTTATTACATTCTGACCGACCATCTTCTTTGTCATTACCATTGACTTAGCTAGGTCTTGTACGGTCTTGAAAGAGCTAAGGCTTTTCTCGTCTCGTAATTCTTCACTAAGCGAACCCTGCCATCCTTCATTTAATGCACCGTCAGCACCGTAGAAATTAGTCGGTTCTGCTACGGGAGCGACCACGGGAGCAACTACTGGCTCTGCGACTGGCTCTGCTACTGCTACTGGTTCGTCACCCATGTTACACCTCTCTCTTGAACTTCTTCATGTTTCTCTCTGCGTTCAGATACTTAATAGCAGTTGACTTTCTTAGCTGAACCGTAAAGGATTCCGTCCTAAGTTCTGGGTTGTTATCCTTGAACACCTGCTCGTCTTCTGGGTCTTGACAGAAGTACGGAGCGTGTCCGATTTCTTCAAACATCGTACTACCATCCCTGTCTTTCATTATCTCGCCTTGTAGTCCGCTCTTCTCTGGAATACGTCTACGAGGTTTCTTAGTTACGGTGTACGCAATGATCTCGATGACCTCTACGCACCCACGTGCTACATTCTCTTCTTGTTCAATCTCCCGATACATTGTTGGGGCCGGGGTAGTCTCCTTTTCGGAGGTCTTGGCTAATCCATTACTCATTTTCTTGCCTTTCTGGTTCTATGTTATCTGTCTCGCCTGACTTCTCCAATGAAGCCAAGTCGAGTTCAAGCCAATGGTCAATCTCTAATATCACTGACCTTGCGCCTTCATTAAAGGCACTCTGGTCTGGTTGACCCGGTATAAATGTACTGCCTTTCTTCAAGCAGAACATCGTTAGGTAATTCAATACTCTTCCTCCTTGTGGTCCGTTAAAGACATTCAAGAAGTCATTATTTCTCTGTCTCAGTTCATCGCTCATTATACTCCCATCAATTCAGCAGCAGGACTTCCTTCTTCTGGAGCCTTCGTTGCTGACTGGTAAGCCTGTCCACCTGCCTGCATCTGCTGTAGTTCTAATACCTGTTTCTCTTTCAATGCCCTTGCATCACGTTTAGCCTGTCTCTGTTCCTCTGATGCCATGTCCTCGGTATTGACTCCAAGAGTCCTACCAAGCCTGAGTATAGCGTCATCAGAGTCAACATTATCAGTAGCACCTGGGAATACTTTTTCAAGTTCACCAACTGCAAACGCCCATTCCTGGAACGCCTTGCTCTGCTGGCTTCTAAGCTCAAGAGCGAATGGCCCAACAAAGTCAAGCCCGAAGTTTGCACCCTCAAGTTCAGGAGGTGGAGGAGGCACAGCACCGTTCCTAATAAGGAGAAGTATTGACCTCTCTACCAGTGGTGCAATCTGTTCATACCATATCCTTGATACCGGAGTACCAATCTTAGGCCATGTGCCACGCACACGCTCTCTTATCTCTAGGGTAGTTCGTCTATCGCCTGTAAGGTCTTCTATCGGGTTAAATGCGTTCTTGAAGTAAGCCCTGTCGATAATCTTTGTCTGTCTGTCGAGTGATGCTTCTGTAATATTGAAGTTGCCGTTAAGTCCTTGGTCTATCGCTCTACTACTTGGTAGTTCCCGTACAACATTGTTAGCACCGGGGAAAGTCCTGTATGGCCCCTCGAACGAACTGAGGGTTTCCCTTGCTGGGTTTGCCCACTTATTACCAACCTCGTTGAAGTCACGGTTCATTCTCTGTAAGACTTTTATCTGAGGGAGTATCTCGGTAGAAATACCCCTACCATCTTTCTCGTTAGCAGGTCGCATCCATCTTGCAGTGTGGTATGGGAAATCTGGATAACCACTCTCTAAGACAATAATCTTTTCCTTGACGTTTACAACCTGTTCTTCCCAAGCCATATTAGTATTAAGGTTTGGGGATAGATTTGGATTGACCACCTCCCTCGGTTTAATGATATATATGAACTCAAATTTACTATTTACTTTCTTCGGGTCATTGTTTGCCTCTATAATTTCTGGGCCAGCCTTATCACCAAATTCTTCAATAGCCTGTCTTGGGTTATATTCCACTGTGATAATAATGCCATCGACCAGTTTCTTGCTGTTCTCTATCAGTTGGTATGTCCCGATAACTGCGTTGCGGTAGTTAAGACCAGTCTTAGGAGTCCATTCTGAGAAGATTGATGCAGGGCCAAAGTGAATCAACGACCTCAATACATCATCAAGCTCAGTAATGAAGTTTGAATTAAAGATATGGGCGTGTGCCGCCTCAGTCAACATTGAGATATATCTCTGGATTGGGTCTGGAAGGGTAGTAGTATTGCCAACCTTGATAGCAAAGAACACCTGACCGGCAGGGAAAAGGATATGCTTTAGGTTGGCAACCATATCCTCTGCGTCAAGCATTGGGGTCATGTCGTATATCTGCCGGGTACGCCTTGAACCATCCTCAAACTTAGAGGTAATCTGGACGTAGGGGTAGGTAAAGTCGGAAGTGTCCTGCCACAGTTGCCTAATATTGGACTGTGCCGACTTCTCTATGTTACGCATTTCTATAATCTGTTCGGGTGTCATTTCTATTCCGTTTCTTTGTAGAAGTCTTTGTCTGATACGGACGGGTCACGCTTTATCTCATGTATCTGATGCCACTGCCAATAAGACATATTGGGACCAAGATTAAGAACCACTTCTTCTGTAACATGCTTTACATATACTGTTTTTCTTGTCATTATGCCATCCTGTCGTATTCATTATCTACAGTACTTAACTGAGCATTATTTGTTTTATATCTTGCCACCGTACCAACCCTGTGTCCCATACAGGCAAGAATGAAGTAGTTCAAAGCGTTTCTGAAATGCTCCTGTCTATCACCCGTAGGACGGTATCTGTGTACGATAGTATTCTTTCGTTTATCCTTTTCCTCAAACCTCGCACAGTTACAACACTGTCGAGCAAACTCCTCAATCTCAGGACACTGACGGGGTAAACCAATCATATCGGCAGTAAATACTCTATGCGTCTGGTCGAATATGCCAGTTCTGTGTGCTTTTACTATGCCTGTGTTATTATTGAATACCGCATCAGTCACCTGATTTTCACTATACTCACATAGGAAGACTTCGGGGTTTACCCCAAAGCTGTACTTTCTCTGGTAAGCCCTTGCCTCATCCTCGTAAGGACGAATATCAATCACCGTACTCTTTACATTATACATCCTAGCAAGGTCGTGTATCTGGTTCCAACCCTCCGGCCCAGCAGGTATCTTGATTGCACGTAGAATCTCAAACCTATCCTTCGGAAGTTTAACCCCAATAACAACATGCTTTACCTTACCAATATCAACACCCATAGCACAAGGGCCGGGGTGTCTTGTCGTTAATCCTTCTGAATTACTGCAACACGCCAATACGTCCTGCCGCATCAACTTCTCATTCTTATCCGAATATGCCCGTCCAAGTCTTAGCCGATAAACATCAGCAAGATTATCAAACGGAGGGTTCACGTATGACTCTAATATATCAGCAGGGTCATTGAATGGGTGCATTAGCTGAGATGCCATATACCCACTCATATACTTTGTCTTCTCTGGATAGTCTGGAACCCATCTCCCAGAATCAGCACCGCACCAAGTAGGGACTTCACGACCACACTTATCACATCCAACATACCCAGTACCATCGCCACGTATCTTGACACAGCCGGGAAAGCTCTTCTCGGCACATGTCCAGCCATTACTCATATCCTTAAACCATAAGTGGTCTGCTCCGATAGGAGGTGGCTTGCCGCAATGAGAACACTTCCTAAACCAATGTCTCTGGTCACTCTTCTTAAAGATAAGATCAATCCCAAAATCCTCATGGGACGGATTGCCAAGATAAACCTCATGCTGGTGAGGACTCATTCCCATACTCTGGCAATACTTACCGACAGCCTCCGGGTCCATAAAGTCAACTTCATCAAACACGCACTTGTCAGCGGAAAAAGCCGCGGTCTTGGAGGATGTATTTTCGTTAGACGAACCAACCTTCTGCCCAAGCCGCGCACCTCTAAGAAATAGCATCGAGTCACGGACCCTCTTTAGAGATGTTGTGTCCGTACTACCCGCTACATTACTTACATATTGACCGATAGCAGTCTTATTAGCAGCTATCAATGGCTTAAATATACTCTTACTAAACTCGCCAACCTCATCGGAAGTAGGGAAGATGTGGGCAACGCCCAACTTATACTTGCCCATTATCATACCATGCAAGTCTTTTAATACCTCATTAGTAGTAGCACCAAAGCACTGACGAGCCTTCATATAACAAATACGCTTTGCCTGAGACGACATTGGCTCCTGCTGGTACTCAAACCCCTTAAACGTAAACCGACCGGCCTGGAGCTTAATACCCCAGCGGTCTGCCCAATAGCCGGGGTTAGCGGCCATGAGTTGCTTATTTAGTTCTTTCGGGTCACTACTTAACATTTATTTAGTTCTTTCATAGTGTCTTCATGTATTCTAGCCCTGAACTCGTATGGCTTTGAGCTAAACTTAATAAGAGTCCACTTTTCACCGTTGTAAATCATTGCCGGAAAGTTAGGATTTGCACCGATAATAACTCCAGTAGTGGCAATAACAATCTGCGTTCCGTCATCAATCCAGTCATTAGGCAAATCCTTAATAGCTTTTAAATATAACTCGTGATCTGTCATTTCTTCTTCCCTTCCTTCTTCCTGAATATCCTATCGTAACTCTCGCCGTACTTGGCCTGATCGACCGGGCGGGGCTTGTCGCCCTTGCCGTTCTGTCCCATAACTATACTACTTTCTTTAATCTGCTATTTACTAAATAAGAAGCGGCAGACGCTAATAAGTCTAAGTCATCACTAAATAAGCCTATTCCCATATTGCATTTCCCGCACAGTAAACCTCTTACGTCTCCCGTAGTATGACAATGGTCTACACTTAAACTCTTATCTCCACTTGGCAATTCTCCACATATAGAACATACGCCGCCTTGTTGCGTTAGTATTGCTTCGTATTCACCCTGCCCTATGCCGTACTGTCTCTTAAGGGCATTATTCCGAGAACGGGCATTAGTGCATATATTGCAGATATTACCAGAGCCAGATGGGTACCCTTCTTTGGATTTAATATGTCCACATTTACTACAGGCCATAGGATATATTTTACCTATTTTTATATTTCTTCTACGCTCAATACCTCTACCAGCAATCTCCGACTTAACCATCTCTCTGTGAAGTTCTCGAGCCTTAACACGCTGGCAACGTAATACTGGGTCTTTATGGTGCTTGTCGCAATACTTACCCCATACCTTCTTGCCGTGATTACGCTGGAGATTAGCACAGCCACTAATTAAGCATAGTTGCCTATCGGGGTTTTCTATGTCATATATATCTTTTGTTGCTTTCATTGTCAATTACCTAGCTTTAAGTAGTTCTATACAAGCCACCCGCCCCCTTTGGGGTCTTTGCCTTTTTAACCCCCCTGCCCGCCTCGCTGCTGCCTTTAATCCTGTCTTTGGTACATTCACCGCTAATAGTGCTAAAGTCCATCCTTGCCCCCTTGTTGGCCTTGTACGGAGCCAATACGGTTATCGGCCTGATATGGTACTTTACTACTCATTGACCTGCGTATTGCCAGTGGTGGGAGCGTAGTGAGGTGCATTATGCCTGCTTCTCCTTCATGCTGTCGCTTAAGACTACATTGGCTGCTCTATTGGCCTGGTCTGCCTGCTCTGCTGTTAGCTCGGTTGGTGTGTCCGTAGTGGTCTGGTTATCCTTGTCCATGCCGTAGAGCCGGGCAATGCCGGTAACTGCCGATACCATGCTTGAGGATTGCTTAGTAGACTCTGCAAGGTCGTAGGCTGCTTGGTACATGGCGTCAACTGATTGCAGTGTTCTTGCTGTCTCAGCCCCCTTCCTGCCCTTATAAGCCTCAATACCTTCAATTACTAGCTTTTTATGACGTACCAAGTATCCATTACGCTCCC